ACCTCAACCTCATTATCAAAGCTATCATTGGTATTATTAGCTACCTCAATAATATTATTTATAATTACATATCTATCTGGAGGAGTTACAAATGGAGGCTGCCCATAAACGGGTACATTCTTACCATTGTAAGTAATGTTGCCATTTAAAGCATTTACATAAATCGTTCTTACGTTATTTGCACTATCCTTCATTATGCTTGTCTTTTCTTTCTTAAAAAGTCTCTCACTCTCTTTTGATATATAGGCCAATAAGCCAAAATGCTTGGTCGCATATAAGGTCTTGGAGGTAAACTTATTTGTTTTATTGAATTACCTCTAAATTTATTTGCCAATTGAATCCAACTATCTCTTTCTGGTTTTATAAAACCTTGACCAGTACCAAATTCAATATAAGCCGCATAATCCGTTTGAGCTACAAATTGATAACTAAGGAATTGATCCTTTTTAAAGGATATGCTATTTAATAGCCTACCAGTATCAACGCCTCTATATGGTTTCCCATTATAATTAACTACAATACCAGCTAATATATTCTTAGCACTTCTTACCATATCCTCACCGCTAGCCGCTAACTCACGATCAACCGTTGCGCTCGTTTCGTCAACCGTTTGCTTGAGCTTAGTAAGCATCTTGTTGAACTTATACTCATTAACTTCTAAACGGAATCCACTCGGCATTAGATTATATATATCTTTTTATATTGATGATAGTTAAGGCCATCCCAATTAGGATATTGGCTAAGTAATGAGCTTTTATCCGCGTTCATCTTTTTACCTCTATTCTCAAATTGCCATGAGGTAAGTGCTAGTATATCATTTGCCAAATCCTCTGGTATTGAGCTATATCCGCTTTGGTATTGTACGTTAAAAATACCTTGTGAATATAACCATAATTTCCCACCTATAACTTCGTAATCCTCATTTTTTACCAAAGTAGTGTAAGTATTTATACCAGTTTTAATTGCTACACTATCAACGCATAATAAAGGGCTATAAGGTAAATCAACCATCCAAACGCCTGGCGCAATCCCCGTAGTTTGTAGATTAACTTTCAATAACTTATTTACCAAAGCCACACCGCTTATTTTCTCTAAATGTACCCTAGACGCACTAATCAAATCTTTTATAAGCCCATCCTCATCATTATAATCTATTTTCATCCAATCTTTAGCATCGGGTAGGGAAACCGGCTCTACTACGCCATCAGCGAGTACCGTTATCCCGTTTATATATATCGCCATACTTACTTATATTTATTAACCATTTCTCGGAACCAGACCTCAAATTCATCAAGCGTTTTTCTCGGATCATGCTCTCTTGATCTCTCTTTTGCTTTTTTGGATGCCTCACTATATTTTTTGGCATCATCCAGTTCAGTAATTGCCTTAACCCAGCTTTTAATATCATTCCGATCCTTTATAAATATGCCAGCCTTTCCACAATTCTCTACGAGACCTTCGGCCATTGTGCTTATAACTGGAATCCCAGAACAATAAGCCTCCGTAGCCGTTCTGCCCCAACTTTCATAATCGCTAGGCATTAGTAGTATTCTAGTTTGCTTGTAGTATTGCGCAATATCGGGTGTATTAGGCACTAATTTTAAATTCGGAAGGTTTGCATCCATTTGAGGATCATAGCTCCCTAAAACGCCTAAAAACCGCTTATTTGGCAATGCACGAGCAATTTGTTCAAATATCTTACCGCCTTTGTTCTCGTTGGTATTAATTAGAGTAATATATTCATTCTTCGCGGGGTCAATCTTTAGATCGTAGTACCGATAGTCAACGGGAGGCGTTAGTATAAAGTTATCCCATTTGTATTGCAATTTCTCTTTTAGCCAAAAAGAGTTATACACAACCTGTTGATTGGTGTTTGCGTCAATGATTTCGGGGTAAGGATGGCTATTATGTATAAGATGAAAAACGGGTTTTCTATAAAGTTTAGCCGCACTAATTGTCCATCTAGTATAGTCCAAATGCGTAATTACGGCATTACTCCAACGCATCAAATTATCTATTACGTTATCGCTTGGTGGGAAAACATCCACGCCATCAAACACATAATTATTTTTAATCTTATAATGATTGGCTTGATGCAAAAGCACTCTTACATTGTGTCCTTTGCTAATCAAATCTTTGTTAATGTGATGTAACATCCATTCTGCACCGCAATTGTGCTGCGGAGGATAAAGATGTATTGAGCAAACTATATTCATATAAAATTATAATTTAAGTATAAGCCATAATAACCATTAAATTTGAATGATCTCATTAATGGATATTTTTCAGTAAAGTTATATATTGTTAAGTCAGATTGTTTATGTATCTCGTAAATATTGCCTCCTACGGCATCTTGCTCCATTTCATAAGGTATTGCAACCATGCAATATATACCTTTCGTAGTAATATTAGCAAGTAAATTTTGTGCATCATTTATGATCAAATGCTCTAGCACATCTCCAAGTATTAAATAATTGTAAGAGTTATAATTAAACTCTAGTATATCTTGATTGTAAACGTTTTTATATTTATCTCTTAACTCAAATTGATCAATGTAAGGCTCGTAAACCTCAACCGCATCAATATTTGTAAAATCTTTGCAAAGCAAATCGTAATAGCTACCCGATCCTGGGCCAACATCCAATATCTTAATATCGGATGAGAAATTTTTTATAAGATGATCTCTATAATCATCTTTAAAGTAATTGTATGAATAAGGCATAGTAAAAAAAAGGGAGACTTACGGGTCTCCCAATATTTAAGATTAATAAATCTTAGATGTTGCCATACAAACAAGCTGTAGGCTGGAAGCTCATGAGGTCGCAACGTGCTTCGCATCTGAACGTAATTAAGTTCTTCACGAAATCGTCTTGGTCGAACTCTGTAGAACGAACTGCAAGTCCGCTCTGTTGAGCAATTGAAAACTTAGTTGTGTCAAGAACATAAGCCTTAGACGCAGTAACCAAGCTATGTGGAATAACTGGAATACCCATCATTCTGATGTTACCTTGAGCATCAATTGTGATACCACCAGGGACAGAGTAAGAACCACCAGAAGGAACGGTTTTCAATACGTTGCTCCAACCAGCAAATGTGGTAAGGATCAAGTTTGGCTGCCAGTTAAGTGCACCCAATTGAGCTACATAATCTACGAATTTCTCGGCAGTATTAGCACCAGAAGAAGAACCAACTGTTGCGCCAGAAGCGAGGTCGTTCAAGTAATATGTATCTTCTGCTCTTTGGAAATCTTCGATCAAAGATTGTTGCAAATAACTATTCAAGAAAGGAAGATCATCAACCATTTGGCGAGATACCTTTACATAACCAGCGATGAATTGCAACACTTTGTTTACAACTGTTACATCGTAATCCAATTGTGCTTTACCAGAACCTTCAGTTTGCTTACCAAAAGAACCTTCACCAACTGGAGTATTTCCTTTAGGGAAAGATACTGAACCAGTTGAAACTGGGATGATGTTAAATACGCTTCTCAAGTGTGGGTTTACGAAAGAACGTAAAGCTGGAGAATTGATATAAGAAGTGTAAGGATTACCAGTAAGGTTAGCACCTTCGGTCATTACACCAACTGCTTTAAGGTCAAGTTCAAAATTGAAACCTTTACCGTTTGTTCTTGCAGCTTCTTTGATAGAAGAATAACCCTTAACGATTGCATCTCCGATCGCAGATTTGATTTCAGAGATATGCTCATTGTAAGATTGAGCTACCTTCTTATCTTCAGCAGCAGAGATTTTACCAAATGCAGCTTTAGCAGAAAGAACTTCTTCTCTTGCTTCAGCAATTGTCTTGTTGTTCTTAGCAATTTGCTCGTTGATTTCCTCAACTTTGCTTTCAAATGCTTTAGCAGCTTTCTCGGTTGCGAGAGCTACTTCAGCTTTCTGCTCGGCCATTTTAGCCTCAAGAGCAGCTTCAAATGATTTAATGTCGCTCATTTTGTTAAATTAAAATTTGTTTATAATATTTATTAAAGACTCAACTGGAACCTCTTCTTCTTTTTGCTGCAAAGGTGTCTCATCAACTGCCTTTGTGCTACTCATACGTTCAATCAGTTCTGCGAGTTGTTTCACTTTTAACATACACAAATCTATTGTCTCATCCGTTACATCGCTATTGCGGATGAATTTCTCAAAAGATTTGATTTGATCTTGTATTTGTTCAATGTTATTCATATTCTTCATGCCTAGTAATGGAGTTGCTTCATTTGCTCCCCATGCAGTAAGACTTGAACCTTCAAAAAGCATTACCTCATGGATTTGGTTAGCATCTCCACTTTTTTGCTCTCTTAATGTTTTAAAGCCAATTGAGTGTTCGGCAATAAGCCCACTCTCAATCATCTTAATATAATCTTGACCTAAATTATGTTTACCAACTTTACTCTCGTAATAAAGTCCGTACTCATCTTCTTTAAGCACTTGTATTTTACCAAGTGGCTTAGATGGATCATGGTTAAGTAGATGCTTAATTCTTCCTTTTCCTTCTGGTCCCCAATCTTGGATTGATCTTTTAAATGCGCCTGGCATCATAATATCGCCATCGCTATCAACGTTTCCAAATGCGGAGAAATAACCAGTTACTACTCCTTGCTTTGTATCAACATCTTTAACCTCTAGGTTAAATGATTTGTAATTGTATATCATGCTTTTTTTATTATTATTTTCTTGAGCCAAATAAGCCGCATATGCACGCTCCGCGTTATCGCGTGATGTGTACATACATTCTCCTTCTCCTATTCTAAATTTCCCATTTTCGCAAGCATATATAGGCATATTAGTAAATTGTTGCTTCGTTTAATTTAGGTTTTAGTAATAAGTTGCCGTTTTTGTCTCTTCTAGGTATAAAAGCTACCGTGCAACGGCAATTGATAGTAAAGCCTGGAGGTGCGCTTATATCGCCTGGTTGCATTGCTGCAACTGGCTCGCCATCCTTACCAGTCTCGTTAAAAGTCTCGTCATATCTCACAATTACCCCATCAAGCTCAACATGATCAAATTGATCGCGTGGTATTCTTCTCGTTCTATTGTCTCTCGCACTTATCCATTGCTTGTCAACGTAAAAATCATGCTTATCGGCGGCCATCATTGATGCCATATTGCTAGACCTCATCACTTCCGTTCTTACTATTCGTCTAGCTCTAAAAGCCGCGTAAGCTAATTGCTCATCGCTTTTTATTATTCTCACAATTTCCTCAACGCTCAAGCCTTCTTCAATTCCTTTTTGAACAATAGATAATAATTTCTTTTTTGTAGTGCTTGTAATATCGCTAACCAAAACAAATCCTTGCGCCATGAGAAAGTCCATCATTTGGTCTGTCCATTCTCTATTAAAGCCAAAAGTCATTGCTTTGCGATTAGCCTCAATCTTTAAAGCACGATATACACTATTGCCAAAAAGTACCGCCGCTTCCTTATATAACGATTCAAAGATCTTTATTAATTCCTTCTCCCACAAATCCAAACCAAGTGATGCTCTCGCCGCTCCTAACCCATCTCTATTTATCCTATTAGCAAAGTTATTGAATTGCTTTGTAATGGATTCTTTAAACTTATTATAGTATTTGGTATCAAGTTGCCTACGCAACCTTTCAACCTTCCGAAAGTATTCTCCTCTTTGCTTCGCGTTCATCTATGCACCTTTGTTTATATGCTATCCTCAATGATGTCATCATCTTCGCTTCTCGCTCGCAATTGCGCTCGCTCCTCTGCTTGGGATACTTCGTCATCACGTTCTGCGTTATCTCCTCGTCTGTTGTTTGCGACGTTATCCATTCCATTGTCCATGCCATATTCATCTTCGTTTTCGCTTGGAGGTATTGTTAAGTCCATTACCGCTTGCTCAATTGGTATTAGACCTTGGTTAATGTATGCGTACTCAAACGCACCCTCTTTCTCTTGATAGTTCATCGCTACGCGCTTCTCATCAAATGTCAACCAGTTTGCATCACGAAGTGAACGAACCATTCTCTCCATGTCTTGCTGCATTTCGGGTAACGCCGTAATATCAAAGTCAATAAATACATCCTCTCCATATCTTGGCACGAGGAATTTATTTAACTCATCACGAAGTTGACAACACATTGGAATAATTGTGTTTGTAATGAGATCACGCATTGCGTTTTGATAGTTGTTGTAGCTTGATGTGTCAACATCGAAAAGCACTGCCGGAAGTCCAAACACCCTGCACCACTGGTGCATTGACATACGAAGTGTGTTTACCAGCTCCATATCAACGCTTGAGAGTCCAAAATTCATGTAATCCCAAGGAGTTTGCAGCACCGCAACCTTTCCTTTGTTATCAACGCCGTTTAAATTCTCATTAACGGCTCTTTTTATGTCATTTGCTTGCTCAATAGTAAAAGATGGCACGATATTACCTAAAGGACGTGGAGTTATCGCTCCTTTTGCCCCTCCATTGCCCGTCATCGTTGCACTTGCATCCGCCGCGCAATTAATGCTTGCTCGTATGCGCCACGATTAGCAACACCTTTTGATAGTTGCTTGTATCGCATCAAATTTGTACGAGCCTTTTCGCCTGGGTTCAATTGATAAACATACCAAGGAATACTCGCACTCTTACGAGCTAGAAAGCTAACGATAGAATAAACATCGGCATTGCCTAAGTATCCTTCGTTAACATAGCTAAGTCCCGTATAATTTTGAATCGCACTTGTATTGGTGCCTACCATTTGCACTACATTGGTAGGGTAAGGATTGATACCTTTTTTCTTAAAAACATCAAATAATCCCATGTTGTTATATTGCTCCCCAAGTAACACTTGGGATTGTTAATTTAGAAAATATTGCATATCTCATAGCATCACTTATGTGGTCATTGAACTTAACTGGTTGATCAAGTTTATTACCATTCCTATCCGTTTTCCAACGGTAATTTTTTACCTCTTTAAGTAAATTTACGGAATCTTGATGAATGTATAGTGGAGTGGCCTTAACGGAACGTATTCCCTCAAGTACATCCTTATTAGCTGGCTTCGCATTTAGTCCTTGTCTTACCAACTCTTCAATAGTTTTTGGCTCTGCGGCATCGCAATAAATTTCATCAAACTTATCTATGCCCAAAGCTACAATTTTTTCCACTAAGTCATTTGTAGTAAGTTTTGTTTCGTAGATCAACTCTTGTACATACGCCGCATTTTCATAAAATACAACCTTCACCATTGCACTCGGTACGTTGAATCCAAAGTCTAAGCCATACACCGTTTCCCCTTCTGGCATTTGTTCGGTAGTGCGGTAT